TACTCCAACGCTTGGTGTAGACTCTGACGACTTTGCCGGAGCATTTGTAAAAGGAAATGCATCGATGCCTGTCGCTGGTGGAGATGTAAACAACTTTGTTTCTGGACCAACCAACTTCACTGCGTCGTTCTTGTTCCCTTCTCTTGCTCTCCGCGGAGACGGAACGGAAGGCGGAGCACCAGACCCTTATCGTGCCTACTACGGTATTCGTCCAAAAATCTCTACAACTTCTAATCAATATGATCCGGACTATTGTGATTATTTGAGAAGACTTCCTGCCGGTATTAACAACCACGTTGCATCTGGTGATTTTGAGCACTCGTTTACTTTCAGTCTTGATGATTTGGTTATCGACACTGCAACAAATTCTGTAACTTACACTGTTGGTTCTTATGATCTCGGTTCAGGTAGTACTGGTTCTTCTTATACTGTTTCTTCAGGTTCATTTGCCGATCTTCTTGGATTAAATGTTCGTCAATTCTTAATGCCTCTTCATGGTGGCTTCGAAGGATTTGATGTAACGGAGAAAGAGCCTCTTCGTGATGATCTTATTTCTTCAACAAGAAATGATGTTGGAGATTATATTCACTACACAATCAATAAAGCTTTGGATTCCGTAAAGGATCCTGAGGTTGTTCCTGCAAACTTATTGTTGATCCCTGGTATCAGAAAGCCTGTCATTACAAATAGAGTGATTGACACAGCTGAGTCTAGAAAAGACGTTCTTGCAATCATTGATCTCGAAGGAGATTATAAACCACAAGCAGAACGTCGAGTTGAAGATACAGACTCTAGCTCTTTAGGATCGCCAACAACCGCTATTTCAAGAATTAAATCTAGAAATCTAGACTCTTCATATGCTTGTGCTTTCTACCCATGGGTTCAAGCTTCAGACAATTTGAACGGTGGAAATCTTGTATGGCTCCCACCATCTGTAGCGGCCTTAGGAGCCTTCGGACGCTCTCAAGCGCAATCAGAGCTATGGTTTGCCCCCGCTGGCTTTAACCGCGGCGGATTGGGCTCTCTTGGCGGCTCTAGAGGCCCTAAGGTATTACAAGCGAGACAAAGACTTGACTCTAAAGAAAGAGACTTGCTTTATGAAGTAAACATTAATCCAATTGCGACTTTCCCTGCTGAAGGCGTTGTAATCTTCGGACAAAAAACTCTTCAAGCTGGTCAATCTGCATTGGATAGAATCAATGTTCGTCGCTTGGTTCTTTACTTGAAATCAGAAGTGTCAAAAATCTCGAGAAACTTATTGTTTGATCAAAATGTTCAATCTACATGGAACAGATTTAAAGGACAAGTAAACCCTTTGCTATCAAGCGTGTCAGCTAGATTCGGATTAACGGATTATAAATTGATTCTGGATGATACAACGACAACAGCAGACTTGATTGATCGCAATGTCATGTATGCTAAGATTTATATCAAACCAGCTCGTGCTATCGAATATATTGTGGTTGATTTTGTAATCACAAGAACAGGCGCGGATTTCGTTTAAGCCACTAATTAAGAATAAATAGGAGATTAATGTTATGGCATTTTGGGGAGAAGGATTGGACGCGGCAAGCAAAGATCCAAAAAGAAAATTTAGGTTCAAGCTTGAGATTGGTGGCCTTGGTGCCACCGAGGGAATCGTATGGTATGCTAAAAGTGTCGAAAAACCAGCAATCAATGTTGAGGCAGGAACAGAGCATAAATTTATGGGACACACATTTAAGTTTCCGGGATCTGTAAAATGGGAAGACGTCGAAGCAACCCTAGTTGATCCAATCAGTGAAGATGCATCAACCAAGCTTCTGGAAATTCTAGAAAAATCTGGATATGTGTATCCAACGGCAGACTATATAAAAGATCAAGGCGCAAGGCAACGTTCTTTTCACACTATTTCAAAAGGAAAAGCGACCGCTGCTCTTCAATCAGTTGTGATCCATCAATTAGATTCAGATGGTAATAGTGTTGAAAAATGGACCTTACACAATCCTTTTATCAATAAAGTTGCTTTTGGAGATTTGGATTATGGCTCAGAAGATCTTTCTGATATCACAGTAGGATTTACTTATGATTGGGCTACGTACAATGATGATGACACCGATCCTGTATTTAATAGAAGCATTACTTAAGAGGTTTTGAATGACTTGGTGGGGAGAAGATTTCAAGGGCAAAAGAGGTCCAACAAGGAAGAATAAGTTCTTGCTAAAGTTTGGAAGCGTCAATGGCAACAATGTCTTGTCCGCCAAGTCAGTTTCAAAGCCAAAAGTTAATATTGAACCGAAAGAATATAAGATGATTAACCATTACTATTCTTATCCTGGTATTGCAAAATGGGATCCAATAACAATTACTCTTGTCGATATTGGTCATTTTGATCAAACCTTCACTTTTGATCAAAGAACACGAACCGCCGCAGATGACACCGCTAATAAAAGCTTAACTTCCACAGCCAATGCTTTATGGGAAATGCTATTGGCTTCTGGTTATTCAACCCCATCTGGGGATACGGGCAGCTCTCAGAGAGCGAAATCAATTTCAAGCCCAGAAAAAGCCTCAACAATTGACAACTCTTTTGGAAAATTATTAGAGATACATCAAATAAACTCTAATGGGCAGACAATTGAAAAATGGGTTCTTCATAATCCAATCATAACAAAAGTTTCATGGGGAGACTTAGATTATGGAGATGATGGGCTCGTTGAATATTCAATCGACGTTAAGTATGATTGGGCCGTGCTAGAAGAATTAACAGACAAAAATGCAACAACCTTTGAAACAGATGGAAGATCACAATAATACAAATCTCGGAGTATAAATGAGAAGAAATAATGAAGACCGATTGATGGGCGGTCATAAACCAACACCATCAGAAGATGCCCCACAAATGCCAAACCCAATGGACTTTGTTGCTCCAACTCAATTTGTCGAGTTGCCATCAAAAGGAAGATATCCAGAAGGACATCCTTTAAAAGGAAAAGACTCAATTGAGATCAAATACATGACCGCGAAAGATGAAGATATCTTAACCAACAGATCTCTTCTCAAGAAAGGTCTTGCTATCGACAGACTTATTCAAAATTTAATAGTCGACAAAAGCATTAATGCAAGACATCTTTATGTCGGAGACAGAAACGCAATCTTAGTTTTTGCAAGAGCATCAGCCTATGGTGCCGATTATAAAGCAAAAGTTCAATGCCCAGCGTGCGGAGAGCAATCAAAGTTTCAATTCGACCTTGCAAACTACGAAATGTATGATGGCTTTGATGTTGATGGGACAGACTTAGAATATAAAGATGACGGAACATTTACCACGGAACTTCCTTTATCAAATATACATGCCTGTATTCGACCGCTAATGGGTCAAGATGAGCTCGACATTGTTTCAAAGGGTTCCAGTAAGGAAATGACAAGCGACATGATTACAAAGCAAATGAAGTACTTTGTCGTTGATTTTAACGGCTACTCTGATGCTAATACTGTTAATTATGTTTGCGACAATATGGTTGCAACAGATTCTAAATACCTTAGGGATTGCTTTAAAGTTATTTCTCCGGATATTGTTATGAACCAAGACTTCACTTGCAAACATTGCGACCACAAGGAGGTTATGAGCGTTCCATTTGGAACGGACTTTTTTTGGCCTGAGTCTTGATTATATGGAGAACGTTTATGAAGCTTTCTTTATATTAAAACATTATGGAGGTTGGTCTTTGTTTGAGTTATATAACTTACCGGTAGGCCTTAGAGAATGGTGGCTTAAAAGAACAATCGAAGAATACAAGAAAGAAGCGGAAGCAATGAAGAAGAGATAATGAATGCTCGGGAACTCCCGAGCATTTTTTTTATAAACTATTTAGAGTAATACGAGGTTTAATAAATGGCAGATCCAACAAGTACAGGCTCAAATGCCGGAAGGGCATCCGCGGAAGACGTAAGAAATCAATCAGAGTTTTACGAAATTTTAGTGAAGTCAACAAAGAAAGAAGAGGAGCTTTTAAGAATTCAGAAAAAAAGAGCTGAAGCTCTTGGACTTCAAAGCGACCTATATGAGTCAGAATTAAATTTTCAGAATAAAATCTTATTGAACTTACAACAGAACGCAGATGTATTAAGAGATGCTCGTGTAACAGAACAAGAAATTCTTGCTGCCCAAGCAGAACGAGAGCAGTTGAATCAAGAAATCTTAGCTCTTCAAAAAACAATAAACAGCGCAACAGATACTGGTTTTGTGACTGCTGCACAACAGACAGAGGAAGAGAGAGAACAATTAAGATTAAAGAGAAAGCAATTAGAAGAAATAAACAAGGTAGCCGATGCTGAAGCAGTGTCTTTAAAGACTCTACTAGAAAGATCCGGTATAGAAGAAGAAGTCATGAATATGAAGTTGGAAGGTGAACAAACCCTTCTAGATTTATTGGACGCTAATTTAGACAACGAACAAAAAAGAAAAGACATACTAGAAAAAGCTAGAGGTATTAATGAAAATATTTTAAATGTTAATAAAAAAGTAAGTGGAATAAGCACAAAAATAGCAACAAGCGTGGGTTTGGCAGCAGATTCATCCGATACATTTTTAGGCGGAATGGTTGATATTATGGCATCGTCAGATGCAATTGGAGAAAATATGAAATTGACGAGTCTGATTAGTAAAAACTTAATTGGACAATCTCTCAATTTTAAAAACATTTTGTTTAGTGCGGTTGAATTTGCATATGACCTTGCCAAACAAATTGAAAAAGTGTCAAAAGATCTTGGAAGAGCTACTGGTTTTGGAAATGTGTTCGCACAACAAATTGGAGATATTGGAAGAAACCTTACAATGATCGGAGGAGACGAACAAGCAGCTTCAGAAGTTATTAAAACCATGGCAGACAACATTTCATCTTTTAATCCAACATCGCATAGGATGAATGTGAACTTAGCAACATCGGTATTTAAACTAAAACAGTTTGGAGTTAGCACATCAACATCTACAAAATTAATAGATACTTTCGAAAAAGCAATGGGACTAACCTCTGAGCAAGCAGTTGAAACGACTGCTCAAATTGCGATAATGGGTAGACAACTTGGTATAACAACAGAAAAAATGGTTGGAAACTTCAATACTGCCTACGAAAGAATAACACTATTTGGATCACAAGGAAATTCAATGTTTAAAGAGCTATCTGCTCAAGTAAAAGCCACTGGTTTAGAAATGGGTAAGCTGTTGGAAATATCTAAAAAATTCGACACGTTTTCGGGCGCTGCTGATCAAGTCTCTCAACTAAATGCAGTTTTAGGAACAAACTTAAGTTCTCTGGAAATGTTGAATGCAACCGATTCGGAAAGAATTGAGATAATAAGAAGAGAGGTTCGCTCATCAGTTGGAAACTTTGATTCACTTGGAAAATATGAAAAACTATATATACAACAAGCAATGGGCGTAAGTTCTGTCGCGGAGGCTCAAAGACTATTAAACATGTCCCAATCTGAATATTTAAGCAACCAAGCTAAACAGCAAGAAGCTGCCGATGCCCAAGCTGAGCTCGCTAAAAACGCCTCAGAACTAGTGCCGGCTTTAACAAAATTGGCAAATATTTTAATAATGTTCTTCAAATTACTTACTCCCTTTTTATCTTTTTTTCAAGGTTTAGGGATGCTGCTTGACAAGATCTTTTCCGGGATTGCTGAGGTCACCGGTGGTTTTGAACAAGCTGGGTATGCACTCTATATATTAATTGATGTTCTAACCGCAGCAACGGCGGCGTGGTATCTTTTTTGGGCAGCGACGACCGGACCGGTCGGAATAGCTGTTGCTGCTGTAGCCGGCTTAGGGGCTATTTTTGATGCGTTCCACAGGTCTGGCTCTCCCGAACTTTGGGAATTACCAGAACACTCGGGTAAAGCTTATGATTCTATGGCAGAATCCATGGGAAGTGCAACGACAGCAATTGGAGCAACCACAAAATCACTCGATGGACTACATGGATCTTTTCACTCAATGGGTGGAAGCAAAATTGACTTAACAGCAATTGCAAAAATGGATACCGGAAAAATAGCAGCCGGAATTACATCAGTCAAATCTGCTTTGCAAGAACTCTCAACATTAAAAATTGATGGATTCATAGCTATGACAACCGATGGCAACAAATCTTCTTTTGCTGTGGCTTCCGAGGGAGTTATAAAGAGTTTAAGCGAAGGAAGATTAACTGTCGATGTCAACATGCCTGAACTAAAGCTTCCTCCAATTAAAGTGGTGGTTGAGTCAAAGGGCGATAAATTGTCTGATTTTATTGATGCTAGAGTGGAAAAAAGAGGAACATCTTAATGACTAAGTTTCCCACAAAATACAATAACGAATATCACTTGAGCGATGTTTTTATAAGCTCTATCGATGGTGGTCCTCGAGGAACTGGTGCTGATGGCAGCGAATCAGAGTTTATTTTATATATTGGATCTGCTCCAATTGAAAGAATGGTTGCGCTTAAGGGGTTCATATCATCTCTAAATTTAAGTTTTTTTAAAAATAAACAAGAGGGTCGAATCTCTAATCAAGAAGACATTTACATAGCCGAGAAAGAAGGTAGTCTTTCATACGACATAACAATTGACATGCCGGCACATAGTGTTAATGAATCAAAAAATAATTTAGCAAAAATTGAAGAATTGCAGAGATACACCATGAAGGGCACAAGGTGGAACATAGCAGAAGTGACGCAGGAATTAACAACATCAAGAGTGGAA